CTACCTTGCAACAGATTCAAAGAAGTATTGACCGTTATCGTGTGTGTCTAACAATGTATGGAGATACAATTTCAGACGAAATAGAAAAGGTTGATCTTTCCGTGTATATGTTTACGGATTAATAGTTCAATCTGTTGGTTGTTTAGGGGTGCTTATCAAGCATCCCTTTTTTATTTATGGAAAAAGTGAAAATTATAATGTCTTGTTTTATAGATATTTATCATAGAATTGATTTCCAAGATTTTCCATTTTTGTAAAACTCGTTATTATACTCAATACATTTGTTCCATACAGAATATTTTATTAATAATTAAACGCTATGAGTATGGGTATAAAAGTATTGTATGATTGGCTTTTGCAATCTAACCGACCGGCACACGTCAAAGCCGGGATGTTCGTCTTTGTTGTAATGCTTGTTTTCTGTTTCCTTCTATTAGGCATTGATTTCTGTAAATCTGCTATTGTTTCTTTAACGACAACCGCCATTGCCGCAATAGTGGTTGAGTACATTCAGAAAAAGTGCGGGTTCATCTTTGATTGGCTTGACGCATTAGCTACTGTTTTGCTTCCTGGGCTGATTACTGTGTTTTCAATATTGGTAGTAACTTTATGATTAATATTATGAGATGGTTATATGAGTTATTTAATGTAGACCAGATACGAATTATTTTCGTTTCGATGTTCAGTTCTCTTCTTGCTTATTTAACGCCGACTAAAGGTTTTCTTATAGCATTAGTTGTAATGTTTGGATTTAATATTTGGTGCGGAATGAGGGCTGATGGTGTTTCAATTATACGTTGTAAAAACTTTAAGTGGGATAAGTTTAAAAATGCCTTGGTCGAACTTCTCCTCTATCTTATAATCATTGAAGTAGTCTTCTCCTTTATGAGCTTGATAGGAGATGGTGAGAACTCATTGTTAGTTATTAAGACTATTACGTATGTATTTTCTTATGTATATCTTCAGAACGCATTTAAGAATCTGATTATTGCTTATCCTAGAAACAAAGGGTTTCGTATAATTTACCATGTAATACGTTTTGAATTTAAGCGGGCTACGCCTACACATGTACAAGGAATTATTGATAGAATCGAAAACGAACTAGATAAAGAGGAAAGATATGAAAATATTGATTGATAATGGTCACGGTGAAAATACACCTGGTAAACGTTCGCCAGATGGGAGATTAAGAGAGTGGGCGTATTCAAGGGAAATTGCTGATAGAGTAGTATCTGAATTGCGCAAGAAAGGTATTGATGCAGAACGGATCGTGAAAGAAGATACGGATGTTCCTTTGTTTGAGCGTTGCCAACGGGCTAATGCAATCTACAAAGAGACAGGAAAGAAGGCTATCCTAGTTTCTATTCATTGTAATGCTGCCGGTTCCGGTGCAAATTGGATGAACGCAAAGGGATGGAGTGTGTTTGTATCTAACAACGCATCAAGTAATAGCAAGAAGTTGGCTAGTTGTCTGGCAGAGGTTGCAGAGAGTATTCCAGTATCGGTCCGTAAACCTATGCCTGGACAACCATACTGGCAGCAGAATCTTGCTATCTGTCGCGATACGAATTGTCCGGCAGTATTGGTCGAAAACTTCTTTCAGGACAATAAAGAGGATGTTGAGTACCTTTTGTCTCGGGAGGGCAAAGAGGATATTGCTCGGATTCATATTGAGGGTATTGTTAAATATCTAGGCTTATGAAGGCTCTAATCTATATAACCATGTTCATGATGGCGGGAATATGGTTTGCTTCCTGCAAGACTTCCCGGAATATGGAAACTCAAAAGCAGATAGACTATTCCGGTGAATTGAGTCGTATTCAAAGCATGATTGAATCACTGCGAGTAGATGTAAGTAAGCAAACGAAGGTTACTACTGACAAGTTGAGTGATCTGAAGATTGAGAATAAAACAGTTTACTTGTCTGCTCCGGATTCAACAGGAAAACAACATCCGATTAAAGAAAGTACTACTACTGCATCCAAGCAGGACCAGGAACGGACGGAAGTTGATGAAACATTATCTATCACTTTACAGCAGTTTTCTAATAGTCTGGATTCTTTGAATTATAAAGTAGATGCAGTGCTGAAGCAAAAGGAAAAGGTTATTGAACTGTCATGGTGGGATTTACATAAAGATAAAATTTATATAGGTATTATAGTTCTAATAATAAGTGGATGGAGAGTATCCAAGTTGAGAAATAAGTAGTACTTTTACATCGGAATCCCTTTAATTCCAAATCCGCGACGGCGGAAATCATGCCCTGACCGAATGGCCGGGGCTTTCTATTTTGCAATTTGATGTGACATCTCTCTAAATCATAAATTTAAAAACTTACCTTTGTGACGTAACTAAAAGATATAATAATGAAAGATGCTTTAGATATTATAATGAATTTGTTAAATGGAAAGTATAGTCTTACCATAGTAACTATTGCAGGAGTGGTGTTTATTATATTCTTAATATTAAGAATAAGACTTGATTTAAAAATATTTAAGAAACAAACTCGTTTTTCAAAGTTACATGAAAAAAAATGTGAATCTGCTGGAGTCTTATTTTCTAAATTTCAAAAAATGAAATGGGCTGTTGGAAGGTATATAAGTCCTTATGAAAAAATATATGAAGGAGAGCCTTCTAATAAAAAAATAGTAGATAGTTATCAAGCCTTTTGGGAAGCTTATGAATATTTTCAATGTAATATTATATATTTTGAGCCAAAGTTAAGAGATGATATTTATTCTTTCTTTAAGAGTGTTAGAGGAAATATTGATATGTATGCTCAGTTTAAAGAAGATTATGAACACAATAAGAATCATGAACTATGCCAAAATATGAGAGATTTGATAACAAAATCAGACTCTCTGCTTGATGAAATATCTGAAAAATTAGAATTGGATTTTAGAAAGATTATAGGTAATCAATAAATATATGGAGAATAATTACAATCATGACTCCATTCAGGGAAAAAATGAAAGAGGTAGCCAAATAAGCTACCTCTTTGTTTTGTAATCCTTCCGATCAACAACACACACAATCAACACACTCTCAAGAAGGCTTACATAAGATAGTACTAATATATAAATGAAAAGTTCGATCGTGGATATAAAAAAAGTGAGGGGAACCACCCCCTCACCAAAGTCAAACCAAAATAATCCGAATTATGTCCGTATTATCTTGATGTTGCAAAGATACAATTATTTTTCGATTAGACAATAAAAATCCCTGCATCGGCTCAATGCAGGGATGGTGTCAAATAAGAGCTTAACTGATTTTTAATGATGTCTGATGAATCATTTCGCTAACATCGTTCAAAGCGTTCAGGAACGTTTTGAGTTCATTGTCAGTAAAGCGAGCCTTTTTCCCGTTGACTATATTCCCATTAATACGCTGATATAGCCAGTTTCTACTTTTACCAAAATATTTCTTTGCAATATAACTGAATGAGATTGCTTCGGGCAATTCTCCAAGTTTATCACGTAATATGGCTTCTTCCGCTCTTTCTATATAATCATTGCAGGCATTTACTGTTGCTTTTAGCCCAGCTTCAGATGCTTTTTTGTAGGCTTCCTTTTGGGCTTCCGGTAGCTTATTATATTTATCCTGCATTTCCTTTTTGAAAGCTTCTTTTTCTTCTGTGGTTTTTAGTTCTTTGAATCTTTCAAAGTCAGCCTGCATTTCTTTTGTTGGCAGGCAATCATTCCAATCTATCATAGCTTTTAATGTTTGTCCCTCCCCGAAGGGAGGGATGTTAATTACAACTTTTTTAATTTCTCTTGGATTTCGTTCATCCGATCGAGTATGTCATTTATAAGCGCTTCCCGTTCTTTGGCATTTTCAGGAACCCCATAGGCCTCGTGAAATGAAGCGAGAAGTTTTAAATTCTCATACTCTTGTTCTAATTCTTTTTTTTCTTCATCTTTCATCAGTTAAACATTAAAATTAAGAACTCTTATTTGACACTACAAAGATAATAAGCATTTGGTTATTATGCAAATTCTTAGTGATTTATTTTATATGTGATTATTCATTTTTCAAGTTGTCAAGTATTTCCCTGATTGCTTTATCAGCGTGTTTTCTCATTATTGTGACATAGTTGAAGATTGGTCTATCTTCTTTCATTGATTGCCCGATACAGTATTCCAGTGTACTAAGAGGAATTCCCAGGTCATATCCATGTTGGACGAAAGATTTGCGGGCTGAATATAGGGTGAATTTATGCCTGATTCCTGCCACCTTGCCTAATTGACTGATTTTCCTGGCCAGCAGGTTATAGCAGGAGGTATAGTTCTTGTATTTCCCGAATATGATTTTCCCTGTATTCTTTTTCATATACTTTTTTATAATGGGCTTTGCTTCTTCGGGAATGGAAAAGGAAATCAGGGAGTC